TTACGGTTTCACCTTACATTCAATTTTCACCAATGGAGTCACAACACACTCCCACAAAACAGTAGGTTTAGCACTTGGTAAAGTGCTTGTCGGCGTGTGTGTAAAAGTCGGGCTTACTGTAACCGTCCTAGTTGGCGTTCTTGTTGGCGTTATTGTAAATGTCGGCGTATTTGTTACATTGGTCGGCGTAGATGTAACAGGCGTTACATTCGGCGTGCCAGTCAACGGCGCACAGGACTGAATCACCCCAGCAGGGTAAGAGATATACAAACTCTTATCTCTTGTGTTATTACATAAAACAACATTCTCGTTCCTTGCTTGCAAGAATATAGACACATTACCAGTGGTATTCTCGAACACATTATTTACCAAAGTCAAATTTCGCTCCCCGCCCACGTCTCTAATCTCTGGTTCTGTAAGAGAGGACGAAAACCCGTTATGGCAACCCGTAACGTAGTTGTTCTCAATAAAGGTATTATTCCTTTGCGCCCCCCAGCCCGCATAATACTCCTCGCCCGTTACAATCCCGCCAGCACGTTTGTTGTTTCGTAAAAATATTCCCGTGCAAACAGATTCATTGTTTCGCACAATCACATTTTTAGAATTATCTATATAGATATTCACACTGAAATTATCGCGGACGTAATTATTTTCTACAATCACATTCACGCCACGAGTGACGGCAATACCCTCGCCACAATTCTCAATGACTGTATTCCCGCGCAAAAGGATATTCTCGCCTCCAACCATGACTTTCAAACCGCTTCCCCATTGTTGTTGGTCTGTTTGCGTGCATCCTAACTTATCTACTCGTAGATAGTCTGATTCTGCGTTCTTAACGTATCCATCCAGCACGGATACATATTTACCCGTAATCAAAATTCCATGCCCCGTGCATCCCACAGAACGCGGGGCAACAAGAATGACATAATTTTTATCCACGTTTACACAAGTGGCATTTATGCCATATACTACAACTGGATTACTTGCCGTCCCACTTTGGGGGACAGTGTAATTAACTTGCGTGCCAGTTAGCACAATATCGTTATTTGTGCTGTTTGACGTTGGTATCTCACCTGTCCAGTCTGACGACTGGAAAAAGAATAATGCACTAAGTAGTGCAACGGTCGAGATTGTAGCGATTAGAGATTTTTTATTTTTCATATTCACGCTCCCACAGGGCTACCACTCGGCACACCCAAATAACCATTAACTCGGTCTATAAACTCATTTGACGCACTCAAAGTCGAGCCAACATAAGTAGGATAGGTCAACCCCTTACACATCACCAAAGGCGCATGAAAAACAAGTCCACTTTCGTCAATCTGCGCGTTGGTCTTTATGTTTTCATTGGCAATATTCGCCGCTTGTGCCGCTGTTTTGATGCCAGTATAAATACGTTGGTCTCTAACATAACCATTTGGGTTAAATCCATTTATAGGTGTACCAATATATAAATCGGTATTCAAACCAGCGCGATAAGTGCCTACGGGCGTTTGAACTTCTGTCACAGCCACAGATACCCCATTAACATAGATAATAGGGTCATTTGCAACACTTGCACCGTTGTAAGTAATCATTATTTTATTTTCTGCTCCCTCCGTCAATACATTATTTGTGCTACGCCATACTCCGCCAGTTGTCGAGAAATGGGCGAAAAAACGCACTTTCAAGGGGTCACTTGGCGTAACCGCAATAAAATTATATTCATCCGAATCTGTTCCTGTTCCATCGAAAATAGTCCACAAAGTTCCAAACCCAGAAGGCGTTGCAACATGGTAATAGTTCAAGAAAATTGATTTTGACACATTTCCAAGTGCATTGGTTGGTGTAGCAAACTTTACATACTTAGTTCCGCTATTATCAAATTTAACGCCCATATCTAAATATCCTTTTCTGGCAAGGGGTCATTCCGCATCGGGTTATATTTCTTCGGTGTATTCTCACGCTCTATCACATCACGCAACAGCATGTGCGGGTACTTCAAATGCGGAATATTTGCCGTGCAAATCACGCCTTGCACGCTAAATAAGGCAAAATCAAATCCATATTTCATACACTCCGCCGAGTAATATGAAAATACCGCCGAGACCACAAACAAAACCAATACAAGAGAAATAGTAAATCGCTTCATTAAAACGCCGCGCTTTGACCAAATACACGTCCATTCAATCGAATAGATGCGGGGTCATTATTCTTAGTCCAAGTCGCCGCCACAAAATCAAGCGTTGAACCAACAGGGTTGGTCACCGTTTTTTTCTGTCCCATCTCTTTGCCTAACGTATTTGCCGCTCCCTCCGAGCCAAGCGAAAAATTATTAGAAGCATGAGTACATTGAATCACAATCCAATATAAACCCGCTTCTAGGGTCACGGGCGCATTATTTGCCGTAATCGTTCTCGCTGAAATAGCCGATGGTGTAAATGTTTCAGCAGACGCACCAAAAGCAACTCTATCTAAAGTATTTGCGTTTGCATCCTTAAATAATGCCCAATTCCAAGCCCTTTGTGTAGCGGTGTTTAAGTTTGTAACCGTAACAGAATCTAAAAGCATCCGCGCCGAAAGCATCACAGGGTAAGCCGCTACGCCACCATTTGCCGCTAAGGTAACACCAGTTAAACTAGCATTAACTACTGTGCCACTATATCCAATCGGGTAGGCATAAGGTATGTAGCCAATTTTGTTTCCGCCTAATAAATCATATTCCACACCATCTACAATCGCCGTAATTGCGCCGTCACTCAAACGGATTTCAGTACTTACACTTTGCACAAATAATTGTATAAACGTAATTTGCAAAACATTGAATGGGTCGCCCGCATCAAACTCAATGTCAACACTCGCCGCAGTCGCAGGTGCAACATAACTTTGTTGACTATAAACCCAAGCCCCACCGCTTCCAAACAACGTGTCAGTCTGTATCACTGTCCCGCCGCCGTTTTTCCACTTGAGCCTTGCCCGTCCACTCAAAATCCCAGATTGCAAAAATGATGCGTACCCAAATGAAAGAATATCACCCGCAGTCACAGAAATATTCTTTTTTAAGTAACCAGGAAACTCACCCGCGCCAATATGCCTAAAACTATAAGGGTAACTCTCCGAATAAGCATTATCCGTTGTCACCTCCCAATCCCCTTCTGCATCAGTCCAACCCGTCAAATCACTGCCATCCCCATTCGTAACCAAATTCTCACCATCGGGTCCAGTAAAAATAATCCCAAACACAGGCACACTACCACCTTGTGGCAAATACAACCCAAGCCAAGCCTGCCTCTGCTCACCATCATTCGTAGCAATAAAATACAGCGGGAACAACAAACCCGTCATACTCTGCCCCGTACTATCCACCTTCCAATTCCCAGCCATCGCCGCCAAACTTCCATCATCCCCACTCCCCCACACCTGCGGCACCCCCGATGAATTAAGCAAAGCCAAATAAGCATTAACCCCAATTTCCTCAATCAAATTAATCGCGCTCAAAATAGAACGTGTAATACCATTTTCATCAACCGCTCGGAGCGCGAGTTCTCCAATATCATCACTAGCATTACTAAGTTCTGTTAAACGCACATTCCGCCGCAAAGCACTCCGCGCCATCACACGCGAAGCCCGCAACTCATCATACGCATTCCCTTCATAAGCACTTCTATCAAATGAACTATTCATAAAACACCGTGTCTGTATTAATATCCATCTTGTCGCTATTATCAGAATAGCGCATCCCAATAACCTCAACCCGCCCTTCATTACCATATTCATTGTCACTAAAAAAACCAATCGTCTGCGTTTTCAATGGCAACGTATTCCCTGTTCGAGCACGTCGAAAAACACCATTTTTATTCAACAAAGTTAATTGCCAAGTCTCACGTGGGTGGCGCACTTCCTTCAAAGTAGCCAGTGTATTTGCTTTCACACCAGCCAAATCAATATTGTCAAAATCTTGCGACCCTTGCATCAACCCATATCGAGCGCGGCTTTCCGCATCAATCGCATTAAACACAGGGCGGTTTCCATCCGAACCCTGCCCAATCCCAAACAAATCATTCACGGGCCATCTCTGCAATCGCAAAGGTTGCGATCGCTTTTCTAAATTCAAACCTTCCTTCAACCAAAAATCTAAATCCACGCCCATTCGCTCAGCGTAATTCGCCTCCCAATACAATCTACCTATCTCTTTATCCAAAACAGGCTCCACACTCCACACATGCTTTCGGTTTTTCACCAAAGCCTGAATATGGTCAAACATCAAACGCCCATCTTGCGTATCTTCTGCCGCACTCCCACCTTCCCAAATCGCCCCAGGTCGAATTAACAAATCTTCTACTCGGTTTGCTTCAACCACAAATCGCCGAAACAAAGCACCCGCACTATTCGCCTTCCACAACACACTCCACGGCGTTCGTCGCAACCTAAAAAATGCCTCACCGCTATAAGCCTTTACAACAATTTCACCATCGTCATTAAAAGAAAATGGTGGCAATATCTTCCCACCCCACGGCGGCAAATCGTCATGCTCTATATAAACCAATGTGCCAAGTTCAAGGTACTTCCGCACCGCCTTAAAATCACTTTGTGATAAAGGAAAGTCACACTCACCGTAATCGTTCTTAACCCAACTTCGCACGGTTTCCGTATGAATCGTAGTAATAAAAGCCCCATCTTGGCGGCGATGCAAAGACACTCTCGAATAACTCATAACGTATTCCTGTCCTCGTGTTCAACATCCATCTCAACATCCGCAACACCTTCTTCTATGTAATAAAGCGTACAAGTAGATGATTGTTTTGGTGATGGCAAATCCAACCATCCCAAGCGGATGCTATTCCAATCAATATCAACACCGCTTTCATTGCCATCCACAGTTAAAGTTTCAGCATCACAATCAATCACAATCACACTTCCCACCTTACACGTTCCCCGCAAACGAATAGTTTCACCAGTTTCAGTAATGCCAATCACCGCATCCAGATAATAACTATTTTCAGGCGTAGTCGCAAAAGCGTTTTGAATAACATTCGCGCTTGTAATAGTTCCAGTAAAATCTGAAATTTCCTTATCCGCCTCATTGTTCAAAATTGCCCCCAAAGAACCCGTACCACGGAAGATGAGATACAACCAACTACCAGTTCCCAACGCAATATTACTATGACTACTCAGAGCAACAAAAGAACCAGCACTGGCAGGTGTTGCTTCAGTGTAAATTGCAGTCAACGTGCTTCCATTCGCGCTTTTATACAACGCAAACGTAGGCCAATTCGCCGTCAACCTGCGCTTCTTTCCACTCGCAGTAATATGCGTAAAACCAGCAGGGTGATACATCATCCACTGCGCCGTAAAACTTTCTGCTTTTGGTGCATTGTTCACCACAAACGACCGTGCCGCAATCCCCATCACTTCAGCAGGTTCAGCAAAACCACCTTCACTCTCAGTGTATAAATAAGTCGGCGTGGGTGAGGTCAACCCAGCACTCTTAATCAATGAATCAATCCAACCCGCACTTCGCAAACCCAATTCATCGCTAAACTCATCCCAATCCCAAGATGTATTTGTCGAAGTATTCAAATTTAACATCGGTTTACGGCTATTATCAACCACTTGTGCATCCACAGTTGGATTACCCCACATCAAATAAATATCATGCTCAATATACCGAGCCACAGCCTTTGCCGCATGAGTTGTAGGAGTTGTCCCTCGATACCCTCTTTCAATCACCACACAACTATGAGTTGCCGCGTTCGGCATATGACACAAAAACGCCTCATTGCCAACAAACAGTGGGAATATGCTCGGTAACTTCTTCAAAGCCGTAGCATTTGCCGCAACCTTCTCAAAATTCAAAGTCGTAATACTGCCAGAGCCAGTTGCCAAAAGGGTCAAACTTACCAACGGTGCAAACTTGCGATTAATCCACACTTTCGTATTAGATGTATTGATTCCATCAAACCACATATCTACAATCGCACGGTTAACCTGTACCCGCAAATCCTGACCATTCGCCATCATCTGGCTTTGCGCCATCACAGCATTGTCAGCGTGGCTTGTCGCAGTCGTCCCACCCCAACCTCTACCAGTCGTACCTGCTCCATTATCATATACAGTCATCACACCTGCGTTGATAGATGTGTAATAAATTTGCTCAGTCCCAACGTAACACATCCCGCCCGCAGTGTTCAAACCGCCCCCAACAGGTGTATCAATCGGAATACTCAAAGTAGTATTACTAATCCCGCCACTTTGATTAATCTGATTACTCTTCGATGTATCATTAATTAAACTAGCAGTATTCCAACTGCTAGTTAGCAATAATGGCTCTGCACTCTCTCGCGTTGTTAAAGGGTTATATCTTGGCAACCACCATCGATAAGCAAACCCACCTGCTCGCGCACCACCAATCGTTAAAGTAATAATTGGTTTCGCAGGGTAATTACCACCCACGCTCAAACTAACATCATCACCACTAGTCAAAACATCTAAATTAGCACTGGCTACAGCCACACTCCGCCACAATGGCTCATACAAAGCCAACGTAATAACATATTCACCTGCACCCACCACCACAGGTGGAGAAATAGCATAACCCTTTACATACCATTCTTTATTCGAGTTCGCTTGGTCTTGCACAACCAACGTCCCAAATGCAAAACCTTCATCACCCTCCACAGGGAACATCGCCTTAAGCGTCTCAAATTGGTCGTGGAAAGTTCCGTAACATAACACATGAAAACTTAAAGTCACACCCTGAATTTCTTTAGAAGAAGGAAAAGCAAACGTGCGCGAACGTGCCGAAAAACTAGGTCTTGCCATCGCACCCATTGGTTGACCATGCGGGAAAAACGCCCCAAAATTTGAATCATTTAAGTTCGTACCATTCCATGATTTGATATTTAGCAACATAAGCCTACCCTACCATCATGCTAATATCATCTAAAGCATTTTGCACCCCGCCCTGCACAATCACCGACAACCCACCATAAATAACAACGCTTCGATTTCCATTCTCGCCTGACACAGCCCTCTCCAAAATCCGCCTCGCGTCAGACTGGGTCAACGTGTACCCATTTTGAGCAGGCACAATCACTTCATCCTGGTGCACCAAATATGGTTCACCTGCTTGTTGCGGTCCACCTGTCGCCTGTGATGTTATAGTATTTGTCCCGTTTACATTCCCTGTTTGAATCACTTCTACCGTTACTATGTCAGGAATTTCATTTAATTTCGCAATATAAGTATCTAATGCCATAGTGCCTTCGGCTAATTGCCGATTCAAGTCTTGAATCGCTTCAGCCTGTGCCGCAGATTTCTCTGTAAAGATTCCCATCTCAATCCCAGCATCACGCAGTAAATCTGCTTCTTCAGCAGTTAACTCATTCCCACTCTTAGTTAAATCACTTTGTAATTGCTTATAAGCAATATTCTTAATCTCTTGCTCAGTCGCATCATTTAATTGTTGCATCATCCCCAACAATGCACTGTAATCTGCCGAAGTCCTCAACGCCGCATCCCCCGATTCATCCAATGCCACAGTTTGTTGATTTAATGCATTTGCATGATATTCCGCCTGAACCGTCGCACTTGCAAGTGCCAACGCTTCTTCTCGGTTTGCCGCTGTACCTTCCATCAACAACTGATTTGCGCGTTCGCGGATAGTATTACTCTCAGCCAAACCAATTGTGATGGTTGTAAGGGTTGGTAAAAAATCATTGCCCAAAGAGGTCGTCAGTGCATCAATAGAGTCATTCCAAGCATCCAAAGCCATTTGGTACTCTCTGGCTTGCGCAATATTTTCCTCAGTCAAAACCAACCCTTCATTCGTCGCTTCACTCATCGCCCGAATCTTGTCAGGTCCCGCTTCCAACACCTTCATAAATTCAGACCACTGCTTGCCGTATCGTTCGCGTGCAAAGGCTTGCTTTTCTTCTATCGTCCCAAGATTCAAATAGGCTTCAGAAGCCGCCGCCAAACCTTCTACACTAAAATCTGTTTTTTGAGCATTTTTGCTAATACTGGCGGTTAAATCATCATACGAAACCCGCAAATCATCCAACACTTGAATCGTGCGGGATGCTTCCTCCGCAGTCAAACCTTCGGCGTTAGCAACCTTCTCAACTTTATTCGCATATTCCACAGCCTTACCAGCAGTCATATCCAGCACTTTATCTACTGCATACGCCGCACCAGTTAAAGCCGCAAAAGCAGAAACCGCTGTACCGATTCCGCTTTTAATGCTCACCAAAGATTTAACAACTTCTTTATCCCCACCACCATCTTTGATAGTCCGTATAACAATATCTAAAACGCTCTTAGCCAAATCAATTCCTTTTCAAATATCTCTCCCCTAAATCATGCTCTTGATTCTGGGGAGATGTCGCTTCAGCGAAGCGAGGGGGCTAAACTCACAGATACTTCCGATATGTAGGGTGTTTCTGCCGAAACGCCCGAAACAAATCTTCACGCCGCTGAGCAACCTGCGCACGGTCCTGCACACGGAACAAAGCGTCATACATCAACAACACATCTTCAGGCACATCGCCCAGCGTCCACGGTGTCACCAACACCCCACCATGTCGGCGATTGATTCGTTCCGATTTCAGCATCGCCACCAACAACGGCTCACGAGTTTCACCCGAACGAAACATCGCATCCACCGCCTCTTCCATCATTTTTTTTTATCAGCCGCAAAACCATCAAGCAACAAAACAGATTCCTTCATCAACCATTCAAACAAAGCAGGCTCTTCCATGCTCAATCGCTCCACTTCCTCAACCGCACAATGTGTATCTTTGTCCTCGTGCTGGCTCCACAACCGTGCAAACCAAGCATCACGCCTTTCATCGAGCGAAATCTTTGCTTGCTTCAAATAATATTTCGCCACAAACAAAAACAAGCTGTGCTTGAAGTTTTGCCATCGTGTACGCCTCTTTTTCAGCAAGTTATCTACATCTTTGCTGATATACCAAGCATATTCACGCAACAACCACAAACGGTATTGCTTAAATTCTTTATTCGGGTTCACCCACACATGCAATACCTGCCCCCGCAAGCGTTCATCGTACACACCCAAATCCAACGGCTTTGTAATTTTCGGCAATTGAAATTCCATATAAACCTAATACGTGTTGTGATTCGTAATGCAACTAAATTCCAAAAGTTTATTAGCGGTCTTATCAATGTAACCATGTAAAACAAACTGGGCAATATTGTCACCACGGTCAGCGCTGGAAATTGGAGAGGCATCTTCAAAGGTTCCACCAAAGTTAACCGTTAAATCGTAATTGTCACCTGCGCCAATTTGTGAACCAGGAATATTCAATTGCAACACACTAAACGTGTTATTCAAATGGTCTTCAAAAATATCAGCCGCCTCACTTCCACCTTCAATGCCAAACGTGCCCATCACACCAATCACACCTTCAGCATGGCGGTTAAACGTCTGCGCACTCGAACCCGCAAACTTCGGATGATTCCCTAACAGAATTTCAATATCAAATGTGCGTAATAAATTAGAAAGTTCAGTCTCTCCAACGTCAGCCCATGCGTTGTCAAGATAGACCCTTGCAAACTTTGCATTCAATGGTTCAAGCAAACGTGGATTCAAATCGGCTGTAAAAGTGCTTTCCGCAATTTGCCTGCCAAAAAAATCACCTTCCAGGCGCACTGGGCTGGCTTCCATCCCTTGTGCCACTTGCCCACTAATACGGATGCGCTCAAACATACAGTATTCAGAAATGTACGCTTGTGCATCATCACCAAAACGTAAACTAAAAGCATCAGGGTTATTAGCCGCACTCAAGTTAGGGGTTAAATCCCATAAATAATCGCTTTCCGAAGCATTTTGCTCAGCAGGTGTAATCCCACCTTTCAAACCCGACCCAAACAAAGGCAAGTGCTGAAACGCACCATGCTCAGTCGAAAGAGTATTCACATACAATCGTTGATGAATTACCGACCGAAAACTATCACCACGCATCCCAAAATGTTCTTTCGGGTAAGTCGGCTTTCGGTCACTCTTAATCGCCTGCATCTGCCCAATAAACATTTGAGTCGCCGCCACAGGCGTACCCTTTGGATTTTCCTTGCCATATTGCACCTTGTTAAAAAATTCGCTACCCATATCAATCTCCTTTTTTACTGACTAACAACAATTTGGCTTTCAACGTGTTCTTTTACAATCCAATTTACAAGCACGCCCCAATGCTCAGGTTCATCACCATACTTCAAGCCCAAAGGTTGGCTAATCACAGGGCTTTCATCTGTGTTCAAATAGAAATAAGCAACCAAACCACCAAGCCTTGAATTCAACGCAACTGCTCGCCATATTCTGCCAATATAAGTTGCCACATACGGCAATTCACCTTTCGAGCAATTCTGCGAAATATGAAACTCCGTCACACCTTTATAAATACCAAATTGCGGACCACCCGCAGAATATTCAGCATCATCCAAAGCAGGTGGCATTGTCAAAGCCATTGGAAAATTTGATAAATTAATCTTTTCAGGAAATTCCGCTTTTTCATTTAAGCGATAAGAAAAAACCTTTCGGTTTCTACCCGTATCAAACTCCCAAACTTTAGTCAAAGCATCAATCCAGTTTTCAACCATATTTTCCTTTGGGTATAGTCAAGATAACAAACCCATTCATAAAACAATCAATCTTCCACACTCAAGAAGTTCTCTATATTGGGTTTGTCATGTAGATAATCTCCTTTCCTTTTATTTCTCCCCTAAATGCGCTCTTGCTCTTTGCATTTGGGGGAGATGTCGCTTTAGCGACAGAGGGGGCTTACTTAACTTCCATCTCTTTCAAAACCGCTTCCCCTGCTTGCTTCAACTCCGCTTCAATAATTGCACCCGAAGCATCCATCCCCGCCGCCAACATCCCCACCTTACTAAAGCCAGGGTGAGAAATTTTGCTAAGGAAAACAAAATCACCACCATCCATAAACCGCAATGCTTTGGTAGCCTTACCGCCAGCCTTATATCGTTGGTTGGTAATTTTTCCTGCATTTATTTCATGCGCTTTCGAGCCTGCTTCCAAAATGCGCACATAATAAGGGTCATCTTTGTCATACCAACCAACCCGTGACGTAATCGTACTAAGTTGTTTACCCGTCACCTTAGACCCAAACGTATCTTTCGCTCTGCCAGTTCTGTCAGGTATGCGTGGCTCAATCACACTTGAAAGTCTTTTATTAATATCCAACAAAGCAGGTTTGTAATGCTTCACCACTACTTCGGGGTAATACTTAAGCAAGTCGGCTTGCTTATCAATATCAGGGGCAGTTAAATCAACTTTGAGTGACATAATTAATTTGGAATGTAATAATTTCTTTTAATTTCATCAAGTTCATGCGGCAAAATATATAAATGACTTGGCGCACCACTGTTATCATCAAGTCGGCTTTTGAATCCGCCTTGTGCATCTAACAACATACGCCCTGCAATTTTGCGCGTCAAAAAATTCACGTCATCTGGCACCCGTTGCTGATAGATTGCATCGCCACTCGTATGTGCGGCGACAGTTGTGCCATTCACACCACGCTCAACTTCAAACGTTCGGTACACATCCACATTAGAACTATTTGCATGAGTAGTTTTCAGTGTGCCACCCCAAGCCCGTGCAATGTAAGCAGTGTTAGAGTTGATGTCCAAGACCTTGCCCTTCTCAAATCCTAAGCGGATAATCTCGCCTAGTTTGATTGCTGAACCACTTGCCACGCTGATATTTTCATCTTCCGCATCTAACCCAGCCGAAAGCGTGGTCACTGCACTTGTGGGTGTGCTTGTGGCTTTTACTAAAATCTGCTCCGATCCAATCACTACCACCATGCCAGGTGAAACTTTACTGCCATCACTTACTTGCATGGTCGTAACCGAATCTGTCATGTTTGCACCCAGCGTAATACCGAGTGATTCGCTTTTATCGTACAAACCAAACTTGCTTGCAATCGAAATCCCGTCTTTATAACAAGACCACTTGCTTAAATTCGTCGCTTCGGTTGCTACTTCAAGCCACGAATACGGACCATTATCCCAATGCTTACCCACTGGCTTAAGCACATAATCACCACTCACCAAAGTAGTACCATCGTTGATAATCGTGAGCGGACTCCCAAAAAAAGCAGGTAAAAACAATTTTTCTGCACCATTGCCAGCAAAAACCAATGTTTCAGTAACAGGCAAAAAACGACCTATCATCCGCACCAAAAACTGCGAAGCGGATTCAATCTTAGAAAACATCGTAGATTCGCGCTCAATACCACGCAAACCCAAATCATCTTCCATGTCGTTCAATGTGCAAAAAATTTGAGCAATGGTCATCAGTTTTATTTCACAAAGGATATAGCTGACCAGACACGGAAGGGTATCTGGTCAGCACTTGGCACGCGGAGAATGGCAACCGCGCAATCCACTATCCCAACAAAATAGCAATAGCCTCTTGCTTCACGGCGGCAACGCCCCAAGCAAGTGACACTTCAAAAATCACCTCATGGTAAGCACTATACATAGAAACCATAAACGAAAGACCACTAAATGGGTCAGTAATAGTTACATGCTCACCAAGTGCACCTTCTTTAGGAAGTTTTGGCAAACGTGCAACTAGATGAATTGCATTTCGTTCAAAAGCGAAGTTACCAGTGTAAGCCGCACCTACCGCCACAGGGTCATTGTTCACCCAAGCCACTTTATTGCCTGGCTTGCTCAAGCCAACAGCATTCGATGCAAGGGCAGAATCAACAACATATTTGTTAGTATCGCGTCCAGTCTTGGTATTGGTGAGAATATCACCTTGCAAGATTGTTCCTGAACCTGTGTCTAACACGAAAGATTCAGAACCAGCGGCATAACCAGCAGTTAAGTTAATCAAATAACCTGTACCAGTGCCAGGTGTATGAGAAACAATTTGACCAGATTCATGAAGTTTGAAACCTTGCAAATCACCAAGGCGACCTTCACGCAAGAGAGCAGAATCACCTGCTTCATTCACCTTGAACAAACCAGACTGAATACCGCGAATTTGAGCACCAGTATCAGTACTAAGAACAAAGTGCATATCGCTCGTCCATGCACCATTTTGCACAAGAATCTTGCGAATTTGAGCAATATCAGTCAGGTTGTTAGCAGTAGCGAATGGTGTAGTACCAGCAGTTCCATAAGCACGAGAAGCATTTTTCTTAGCAACAAGAAAAAGGTCATTCTCAATATCGTTGACAATAGTGCGGAATGCTTGTTCAAAGGTTTGCTTTGTAACATCATCATACACACCAGAAATAGCAGATTGTTCTTCTCCACTCCAATGAAACGGAGCCTTCTTGACTTTACTTATGGTCATTTCACCATAAGTCAATGTTCTTCCAGTTGGCTCAGTCGGAACCGCCGCAGGGGTAACGTCTTGAAGTGCTATTGTAGGAACAATAGGATATTGAATCACTTGGTCTTTGGCGGCTTTTTCAGCCGCTGCATTCATATACACAGAAGGAATGAAACCAATTTGTTCGCGCAAAACCTTGTTTGCAGCAACTTGAATTTCAGGAATCAGACCAGTTAAAGTATTTGCAGACATAATTTATATACCTCTCTTTCTTCTGTTAATTTTGAATACGACCACCCGCTTTTGCAAACGCAAGGCGGTCTTTAGGGTGAAGGTCATTGTATTCTTTGAGTGTCATCACATCTTTAGGCTTCTCTTCCTCAGACTGAGTAGCAGATGTGGGGGATGCAGGAACAAATAATTGAGCAACTGAACTTGGTGCATTTACTCTCGACACCTTTTGGTAAAAAACATTTAACTTGTTGTAGTCGGCTTCTGCTATATCCAGCGATTCTTGCAGAGCCAACGCTTGTTCAATTGCTTCATCAGTTCCTAATTCAGTTAAAGCATGAATTTCGGCGGCTTTTTCTTTCCAAGCTGCTTCTGCTTTAACAACAGAATCATACAAACTTTTGAAATTAAGCATGTGTGTTACTCTCCTTATTTAATATAGATTCGACACGAACCCGCAGGCTCTGCGCCTTGCGTTGATTTTCCGATTTCACAACATTGCTGGATTGTTGCTCGCTCGGTAAATTTTGTAATAATCGTTCAATGGTCTGCTCCAACGTTTCAACACGATCTGCCATGCCAAGAGTCACGGCTTGTTGAGCAGATACCACTCGCCCTTCCCCAAACCCATAACGCACATCAGCAACTTTCACATTACGATGACGCGCCACGGTTTCAATAAACATTTCATACGTCTCATTCACACTGGATTGAATTGAAGCCCGCGCTTCTTCTGTCAAAGCCTCGTAAGGGTTGCCTTCCGTTTTATATTTACCCGCACTGATTAAGGAAGTACGCACACCTTCATTCTCTAAAGCCTTGCTAATATCTTCATGCACCGCAAAAACACCAATCGAACCAACCCTTCCCGAAGGTGAAACTATCAATTCATCGGTAGCAGTGGCAATCCAATAAGCGGCAGAAGCGGCAAGTGTGTTTGCCACTGCCACAATGGGTTTCTTTCCGCGTGCTTCAAAAATCTTTTGGGCAACTTCTGCAATCCCATTCACCACACCACCTGGGCTATCCACATTCAAAATAATGGCATCAATACTTTCATCTGCTAGTAATTGAGAAAACTGATTCCCAAACAACTCGGCACTGGTAGCACCAGACATTTCAGTCATCATATTTGCACGTGGAAAGATTGTGCCAAATAAAGGCAACACAGCCACACTACTAATCCCATTCTTTTTAGGGTTAGGGATACGCTGTTCGGCAGGTCTTACGGCTCCATGAATACGGGTTTGCACTTCTTCAGCGTTCAACTTTTCACCGCTCACATGGCGAGAAACAATCTCTTTAATCACATTCAACTTGCTAGGCAAAATTGCCCATGATGCTTCAGTAAAGGCTTGCAAAAGATAAGACATTATTCAATAACCTCAGCTTGCTTGTTAACTGGCGCGATATTACTTGCCATAAAGAACCGATCGCCGCCTTCGTATGGGTCTTGTTCTTCCATACCACGCGCCTCATTCGGACTCATTTGTCCGCTTTGTATTTTGGTTGCATTCATTTCAGCGCGTTCTTTGGCTTTCATGCGATACAACGCCTCACGCTTAAATTTGAAATAGGTACTTGTTTGTTCATCCTCTGCCACCCATCGAATGCGTGCTGATTCTTCCCAGGGCACAAGGAACGGGTCTAGTGTGATGGATACAAACTCCTCATACTTTTCTTCGTTCGAGTTATATGCCTCTTTACCTCGGTTAAGCATGTGCTCAGGGATACCGAACCAATTGCAAATGTCACGGTCCGTAGCGTCAATACTTTCAAGCCAATCAGAATCTTTCAATTGCATTTCAACAGGCTTGTATTCCAAAATCTTGTTATCTAAAATTGCCAAACGGAAAGCATTATCTGCCCCACTCATTGATTGTTCGTAAGAATCGCGAATCTTATCGCGCATTTCTTTGCTCAATTCACCGTTAAATTTCATGTAAGCGGCGGGCATAAAGCCTTGTGAAAACAGCATAGATTGGGTTTTATTTGCCGCTAACCTACGCCCAAAGGTTTCACGCGCAAAGGTAATCACACCGCGTCCCATATACCCTGTTTCATCGGGGTTAATCATCAAATGCATAATCTCAACCGATGGAATATAAGAGGGCTTGCCATTAGAGTTTGAAAAAGTATGCTCGTACCATAAATTGCCATCTAAATCAAAAACGGGTTTAGTCTTATTAGCAGGCAATATAAAAACTTGTGCGGGTGATGTGGGGGGTTTCCATTGGTAGCAATTGCCATGAAATAAGAGCCATTCAATCATGCTTTTCTTCATGTAAAAAGGCGACCATCCCCACAGATTCGGGGATATTTGCATCAGGTATGGCATGTTTCTGGTAACTACATCTTCGGCAATGGTTTCGATATTGCGTCCAACACGGCGATATTGTTTCAAAGGCATCAATCCCACCGCATCCGAAATAATATTTTTGGCACGGTATGCAGTGGCAATAGATTGAGACGACAATACAGACACAACCTCATCAGATTGTGTTCTTTTGCCGTAAGCAGGTTCCCAACCAGCTTGCGGGCGGTTTTGGGTATCTACCTTAACTGCTGTATTAGTTATCAAGCTTTGCAGAAGCGGCATCTTTCACCTTTTTACGTTCGTTCGCTATCAGACAAGCGAATGCTATTAGCAACATACCAGCCACAATCCAAGCAAGAGGCGGATATATTTGCGCCACGCCTACTACAATGCTGATTGATCCAAATAAAAGAAAGTAATCTGTAATATCAAATTTCATCGGTATGCACCAAATACATTTACTAAGGGTCCACTCATTGCCGATACACGCTCAACATTTGGCAAAAGCTTCAAGCCTTCTTCAGTCCACGGGCGGGTATAAAAATCAAGTGGCAAGTCAAACATCTCTGAGTGATAATCCGAAGGCGGGCAATGCTTAATTTCACCTTGGTAGCAATCCATGCCACACAAAACAACGGGGCTACAACCAAGCCAAAGCGCAAACCATGTGGCAGTGTTGGAACTAAAGAAACCAGTCCACACATTGGGCACATCAAAAATCACATCGGTAGATGGTTCAGGGCTGACGTGAATAGCTTTGTGTTCTTCAACTGCCTTAACTTGCAAAGTGTTGGTTTCAGGTCTATCGTTATAGACCATGAAGGTGGGTTCGCAATAATAAAAAGCGTGGTAGTTAACTGCAATCAAAAGAAAATCTTTTGATAATTTCTTCATATCATCAGGCAAACTAGGACCACCACCCAAAACAGCCGCTGGTTTGCCAGCGTATTTATTTTGCATTTCAGATAACAATAATTTCTCTTTCATTAGTTACTTCCTGAAACTGCCACATAAACCAAACGACCAATAAAAAATAAAAGACCTGCGGAAACGAGTGTTGTAATAATGCCTGCTACCCACTTACCCCAATTGATGATGGTGTTGATAGATTGACTCAACACCGTTTGTGATTGAATTTGCTTGCTCATGTTTCTACGAATTTCATCTACTTCTTTTTGTGTGGCAATTTGTTGCGCTTGAATAGCGACGATTTGCGAATTAATCAATGGATGCGAACTGGCTTCTTGTAATTCAACTGCGCGCATACGGTCATCAAAAGACCGAAGCAAGGATTTGATTTCGTCAAAACCTTTATCGAAGCGAGCACCTAATCCATCTAACTGTTCTTGTGTTACATCAACTGACATTGATTTTCCTTAACGAAAAACGCCCGATGACTCAATTGAGTCATCGGGCGCATTGTTCCGATTTCCTTCCCGCCTATCGCAGGAAGTGCTTTTCTATTTAGTTTTATTGATGGTCGCCAGAGTGAGGGGGGCACCCTAGCAAACCATCAACCTGCATTTTAAGTTGAATATTGATTCTTGTCAACTGGACGAAATGTCTCTATTACTATAATTTCTTTGTTTTTCAAAATGTCATCAGGAATGGAAAATCCAGAAATCGCCATAGCATGTAATTGCTCACAAAACGGACAACGATAAAAACCATACGAATAACCAATACCACATGATGCTACAAGAAAATTAAAAGGTTTTCCACGTTTTCTACATTCTATATCCATGACTCAATACTCCAAAACCCCACCGCATGATTTACAGGTTTCAATCCCATGTTCATAAGTATATCATTCCCTTCGTTAAAAATCACATACCCCAATCTTTATCAAGAATTCTAGTCAAATCCACCACGCCCTTACCATAAAACCTAGCCTGTGACATGGCATTCACCATTGCGGTCATAAGGTCAATACGTTTAGTTTTATCTACGCCTTTGCCTTTGCGCTCTTTTACCAGTTTTATTTGTGCATTGCCATTCTTTGAAATAGATGAATTACCAAATGCCCAGCGTGCCACAGGGTGGGCTTCGTGGCTTAGTTGTTTGCGGCGTAGCAATACTTCAATTTGATTCATCGGGTCGGTAAGCGTGGCATATTGTTGTGGCACATCAATCACGGTTAAGCCGTGTTCTTCTTGCAGGCGTTGCACTAACATAGTGGCAAAAGATAAATCGAAAGGCAAGTTGATAATGTTATACATATTTTTATAATCCACGAACCGCTTTTCGATCATGGTGTAATCAATCACCTTGCCAGGCGTGGGATAAATCCAACCGTCTGCCGCCCATTTATCGTAAGGTACTTTGTCTTGTTTTACACGCTCACGCATATTGTCTTCAGGAATCCAACAGTCCCAGATCACGCGCCAATCGTCGAAGCCAGATTGAGGCGGAAAAATCAAGCAAACAGCAGATAAGTCTGTGGTGGTAGAAAAATCTCCACCGATGTAGCAATCCTTCCCTAGTAAATCTTTGCGTGACCATTCCTTTGCATTGGTTTCATCAAACAAATCAAGTGGCAGCCAACTGGTTAGTTTGGTAGTTGTCCACTGGTTAAGATTCAACCAGCGGAATAATCTCTCGTTGGCTGGGCTAAGTTTTGCTTCGGTTGCAAGCTCGCGCAAGGCTTCAATTGGAAAAACGATGTCGAGCATAGGGTTGGCTTTGTACCAATTTTCTTCATTCCAAATATCATCACCTTCGTAAGCAAATATCACGGGGTAAAGCGTGGGTATATCTTTTGATTTATCGCCATTAGGCTTTCGCGCCTCAATCACTGTTTTGGCTTTTTCGTGTAACTCCCAGCCTATGGTTACTCTGTCGGGGTCATCACCTGCGGTGGTCAATACAATCCGCAAAGGCTCACGGCGTGCAAGACTCGAACCATAGGTAAGCACATCATACAAGGCACGTCCGTGCCATGCGTGAATTTCATCCATCACTGTAAGGCTTGGGTTAGGTCCGTGCTTGTTGGCTACATCACTGGAAAGAACTTTTAGAATTGTGCCTGTCTGTTTGTTTTTAATCTCTTTGATGCTATCAGTAATCTTCACACGCTTTTCAAGTGCGGGGTCTTGCGTGATGATTTCAACCAAAGGCTCATACAATGTAGAGCGTGCACTTTCTTTATCTACACCTGCAAAATAAATTAACCCATTCGGCTCTTGTTTATCGAACAGTTGCTTGGTACAAATCGTACAACCTAAAAATGATTTAACATTTTTCTTTGGCACTTCCACATACACATCACGATACAAACGTAACCCACGCTTGTTCATCGTCCCGAAAATATCCGATACTATTTTTTTATTCCACTCCTCAAATACAAACGGCTGACCGTGAAAGTCACCAGTCAGTTTAAGACATTCTATTATTCGTATTGCCCGCTCGGCTTTGGCTTTGTCAAAAATTAAATTACTCATTAATTATTCAAGTGCGCTTTCAGTTTTACTTTTCTCTGGTACTTTTTCTTTTTCGGGTGGTGCAACTCCAGCACGGGAACGGGGGGTTAAGTAAAGTGATTGCTCCAATGAAAGTCTATGCTTACGTTTCCCATCTAAGCGTGCATCCATGCCTTTGAAGTTTGCTGTCAATCCGTTTACTTGTGACCACATCCCAACCCATGTTTTCAAATTTTCAGTGTTGGGTTTAATCCGTGAGGCGTTAGCAAGCATATCCTTTTGTGCTTGGTCAAGTTTTTTTACTTTGGCTTCAAGGTTGAATTCTTCTTCTATCAACTTACAATATGTTATAACCATTCGCTCATCGAGTTTAGTCACTATCGTTGCATCTAGTTCGTTGTATAGCGTTATCAAACTCACCCACTCAGCGGACGCAATTTTATGTCCCTTCAGCGCGGCGGGCGGTGTGATGGTCAATTTCGTTTTAGGCTCCATTGCAGATTCAGCGTCACCACGAGCACGCGATTCTTTTTTGGTCTGATGTTTATTATTGATTGAATTAGGTTTCTTAGCTGGCATAGTTTTTACGTCACGAATTTCTCACATTGGGAATTTTTCTAAAAAAGATATACCCACGCGGTCTAGTCTCCCTATAATCAAAACTTTTTTATCCCCCCTGCACCTTTGACACGGCTACCATCTCGATATATCTTAATGTTGTGACATGGCGTACATAACAACATCTCATTCGATGTATCATCTGTGCCACCTTGTTTAAGTGGTTGCTTATGGTCGCGGATAGTTCCCATAACCCGACGACCTTTGTGTAATCTATAAGGATCTTCGCAGTATATCTTGCTCTTTATCAGTGCATCCCGTTTGCGTTGATGCACAACACCATACCCACGTTTATTTGCATTGGGTCTACGGTCTGGTGTCCGTGATGGTGGCGGACATAAATGACATCGTTCACCACCATCACGGACTAATACCCATCCATGACGAGGGCATGAATGCGGTGGTCTATTAGGCACTGGACTTGCTAAATGCTTTCACGCCAAGTCCCTTTGTAGTGAACTGATGAACCCACTTTGTGCCAGCGATTTGAATAACATAACTAAACGCCATCGCAAGGAACTTAGCAAAGTCAGCCAATTGAGCATCCAATGTAGAAAAGTCAAAGATTGGATTCCAATACAGTGTGAAGGCAATCAACACAACTCCAATCAAGTTAAGAAGCGCAGACCATTTACCTGCATCGCCGTCATTGACTGCGCCTGTCCACTTCGACACATCAATACCAAGACTGAACAATGCTTGCAGACCTGCCATACTACCTGCAATGGTAAGCACTGCATCAAGTGACAAGCCTAAGTAAATCAGTACTGCGCCAAACACAGAGATTAACCCAACAGGCAAACCCAGTGTGATAAAAACTTTTTCAATATCTAATTTCATTTCAAATCTCCTTTTGAATTTGAATAACTACTAAAAATAGAATGCGCCCGACGACTCAGTTGAGTCGTCGGGCGCATTCTTCCGACAATCTTCCCGCTTATTGCAGGAAGTGCTTTTCTATTTATTTGTTCTGCCTCCTTTCAAAAATTATTATACAACAAATTTATTCAGTATTTTATTAACGGGGCGCTTTACCAGCGCGGGGCGCTAGGCAACCACCTGAGATGTGGATTCGGATTCGGCGGTTTCATGCTCTCCCAGAACAATCTTTGCGCAATCTTTACCGAATGGAAAACCGCCTTGTGAAAATTCAGCGGGCACTTCTTTGTTGGTGTACGTTCCTGTGCGTTGATCGTATTCAAGCCAGATGACGTTATATTCACCACTTTTTTGGGTTGTTAGTTTTGCGCCACACCTTTCGCAAAAGACAAATTCATTTTTCATATGCTCCTTTCGAGTTTCGCAAACTCATCCTGCTCTATCTCTATCCACTTCCAAGATTCATTTGGTAGGCATGGATAAGATTTTCCTTCGGATTCCGTTATGCAGATTTTCAAATCTGCAACGTAGTTTTGGGCGGATGACTTCGCCTTTCGCGCTGACTTGATAGACCCAAGCGCGGGTTGGGCGGCGCTACTGATGCGCCTGACCGCTCGCTCTTTCAAAAAATATTTCACACGGATATTTCCAATGTGCCGCGCTTTCGGTGTGTGACTCCATTCAATCCACGGACACATGCGCCCAGTGACGTTACTCGCAGACCAATAGATACGCTTGATGCGTTTCTTTGTGGTGTGCTTCTTGCCACTCGTAGGCCGAAATTCCCAAAAATCTCCAACTCTCGGAATAATCATTTTTACCTCACGAAGCCGCCGAACGTTGGGATTACCCGCCGATGGTGGCGGGTGTGGATTCACTGTCCGAAGCAGAAAGCCCACCATCGGTCGGGTGCATCTTTTGTTTGGCGCAAAGAAAGACATGCTTGCCTACCTCTGGCTCAACGCAATTCCGCAAGATTTGACGCTTGTTTCCAATCTTGTATTTATTAAGATTGATAGCCTTTCGGTCTTGCAGGGTTTCAACTGTTCCGCCACGATGTCCGCGTGTGCCGTGTTCAATGGGCGTGATTTCAAAGTTACTCCACCAGATATGACCTCCAGTTTTTACGCCCTCCACAAGCGGTGGATAAAATGGGATTGTGTTTTCAACTACCCACAAGCCTTGACAATAATATTTCAGCATAAGGATTTCCTCGTAAAGTTTCATGTCGGGATATTTTGCTTTGACCTTTGTGTATTTACGATTAGCCTTGTAGCCAATGTTATAACGGATTTGGCTGTGCGTTTGGCATGGCGGACTTGACCAAATAAAATCGAACTCTTTGTAATGTTCTAAAAGATAGGCGTGTGCATCTGCAACAATGACTTCATCTTGTGGATATAGGTCTTTGTAAACTTCGGCAATATCCGCGCTGTATTCAACGGCTGTAACTTCTACGCCTTCCCACAGCAAACGATTACAACCAACGCCCGCGTACAGGTTTAATACTCGCATAAAGTTACCTTTGCCTCTGCGCCCAACGGCGAGCGTTAATTGCGAGTGGTGGTTATAACTCGTCCACTCGAAACCACAGCCCACCACTCGTCAATTAACGCATTGTTAGATGCGGCAATCTTTTCAAAATCAATCTCGATAGTGATTTCTCTGTCTCGCCCAAAATTTCCACGCACAAGTTTTGTAGGATATTTCAAGCAATCAGCCATAGTTTCAAAACTCTGATATGCGGGCTTGTTGTGAATTGTGCCCCATGACACGATTCGGGAACCAAACCCATTACGCCGATAACTCACCATATCAAGAGGGTCGAGCATTATGCCATGCTCCTTGTGGAGCTTTTCAAGAAGTTTCTGTTTGAGTGACTTTCTCATGCGACACCTTTAGGAAAGACTAGCATCTAACGGTTTGCGTTACTGGCGTGTGCCCGTACCGTGACAGGCTGAACACGTTTCGCTATAAACACCGATTTGAATATTACCTTTGCCAGCGCACGCAGGGCACACGTCCAGTGCACGCTGTGTTCGGCGGCGTTTCTCGGTTGCCATAGCCTTGACCTGAGCGCGGTTCGTATCGAGACGCGCTTTCAACTCTATATTTTCTTGACGAAGTTGTAATAACTCAAACTCTAATTCGGTTAGTTCAAGTGCCGCTTTGCTGATTTGAGTGTCTGAAAATAATGCAGCATCTCCAAATTTCACAAGAAGCCTGATTACTTCATCAAGTGTATTTTTTATAACTGCTCCAGCAATTATTTTACGATGCTGTGTTTTGCCGTGATTTCGTGGAAACATTTTTTCACCTTTGGGATGAAGCCGCCGAACGGTTTGCGCTACCTGCAAGTGGCGGCGTGAACCTATCCATTTTTTACGCCTGACCGCCACTTGTCAGGTGCGCGTTGTGTTCGGCTTCGTCATCGCCAACGAAGTCACTCATATCTGGAAACTTTTGACAATCACACTCGCAACCATACCAATCGCCAAAATCAATATCATCCCAATCACCTTGACAGGTACAAATTTTCCAACATTCAGGACAAGTATGAGCCATAGGTTTATCCTTTCACAAAGAAGCCGAACTCATGATTCAACAGCAACGCGCTGTTTAATAACGCCTGATGGCGCATCCATCGGTGAAATCACACCGCTCCCATTCAAAGTTACATGGGTATAGATCATCGTCGTTCTTACATCCTTGTGACCAAGTAATTCTTGCACAGTCCGAATGTCATAACGATTCTTGAGTAACTCGGTTGCAAACGAATGACGAAACGTATGCGGACCTACATGCTTGTATATTCCTGCCTTTCTGCTACCCGCACGGATAGCCTTCTGAACACTCGTCTCATAAACATGATGTCGGCGAACTCTGCCACTTCTTGGGTCTTTAGAAAATCCATGTGCAGGAAACACATATTGCCAAGCCCATTCAAAAGGTGCGTTTGGATATTTCTTATCCAGCGCAAACGGCAATTCAACTTCACCACGACCATTCGCAAAATCTTCCGTGTGTTGTGCTTTCACCTTCGCTAAGTGCAACATCAAAGCAGATACAACCGATTCAGGCAAACAAGTGACTCTGTCTCGGTTAGATTTCGTCTCGCGCAATGTCAAAGTTCGATTTTCAAAATCAACATCCTTCACGCGCAAACGCAAACACTCCATCAAACGCAACCCGCCTCCATACATCAATTGCGCCATGATGCGATACTGACCCTCTAATTGCTCGATGACACGCATCGCTTCATCATGCGTCAACACGGTCGGCAAGTAGACAGATTTCTTTGCCTTGACAATTTCTAAATTTCCCAAGTCCACGCCATACAGCTTATACAAAAACAACAACGCCGCCAATGCTTGGTTTTGAGTAGATGCCGAAACTTGCCTATCAACTGCCAGACAAGTCAAGAAGCGTTTCACACCACCTACACCCGCCTCACGCGGGTGAATCGGCTTCACAAATCGCACATATTGACGTATCCAGTGCATATACGTTTTCTCAGTGCGGTAAGCATAATGCTTCGTGCGTAGTGCCTCTCGCACAGTTTCAAAAAATTTCATTTTATTCCTGCTCCTTCACCATCTGTTGACTAAACTTCGCAGGCTCATACAACCCATTCAACAGGTTCGTCACCAATGTAATTGCTACCCTATTCGTCATACCCCACGCCACTTCTTTTTTGCATATCGTGCAATCATGCTTCGAGAAGCCAAAAGATAAAGATTGTCTCGTCGGCAAGTTTTCAGGAACATCATCAGCCTTCTCAATACTTTCTCTATAAACATACAAAGCACTAACCTCAGCCTGATGAATCCTATCAAGCACAATCTCACCAATCACATGACCATCTTCGCAACGAATAAATGTTCTTCTCTTTGCTGACATACACTACCCGCTCTCTGGCTGTGACGTTACAACTTCACCATTACGAGTGATGCACTCCAACCATTGAATTGATACAGCTGCTACTTGCACAAGTTCTTTATACAAAGTCCTTGCCGCATGACCACCATGTTTATTGTGCAATAAAGCCTGTGAAACTTCGCCAATCTCTTCACTCAAAATCGCAAGCCAAATTTCGTCAGTATGGTTTTGCTCCCCCCATTTATCAAACTGACGTAATCGTTCTTGTAAAACGTCAACCAAAACATTTGGATACATATTACGTTTACTAATCATGTCTTCGGCTTTTTGTTGAAGAAGTTCGCAAATAGACTCAAGATTTTCTTCACAACCACAATCAGGGTGTTGACACCCCATTTCAAGATGGTCTATTTCTGAATGCTTACAATCAGGGCATGTAAGGTTATATTTGTTCATCACTTCACCTCACCCTCCACCACCTCAAAACCCGCATCAGGTGGCGGCATAAGCGCAGACAATCTACCTTGTGACATCCACGCCTGACCCAGTGTCATATCATCACTCGTCAACATCAAAGACATAAACGGAATGTACGATGGCGAAAGCACAGTCAAAAAATATGAACCCTTGATAGCTTGTGCAGTCATATACAAAGCCATCTTCCGAGTTCCATCAACGATAGAATTTGCATTGCTTCGTGTCGGCAAACAACATATATCCAACCTGCTAGGCATCATTGCGCCACCATCCGCTTTCATAGCGAAATGAATTTGAAAACCTTGTCGGTCTCCATACATCCCCGTCTGATAGCCAGTAAACAAGCAACCAGTCAAAGATAAATTAGTAGCAATCTCCGAAAGGAGTTTATCAATCGTCTTCTGAGTGCGATGACCTTCCCAGCCATCTTTGCCGCTCACATCCTCAAAACAAGGAATGACCTTCGCCTCTTGACTTGGCTTGAATTGATCCGCCATCACACACCTTCCGTTTCGTTTGAATGGATAAGTTTATTAGCATGACCACGTTGAATTGCATTCATTTCGGAATACCAAATCTTTTGACCGTTTTGTAATTGAAAGCGCATCTCAGACATGTTGTCATTGGTAAACAAAAGTTTCATTCCATATTTAAATCCTGTTTCCACAGCAACACTGACTCCCTCTCCCGCTTTTGGAGAGGGCTGATTCTCCCGCGCCGTTTCCATCCTACGTTGCGCATCAGCCAAACCTGCCACACGTCCAGCACTCCGTAAATCAGCCAACACTGCAAGCCAAGCATCTTCATCAAAGACCTCAGCCGATTCAAGTTGCACAATCCGATCACGCACATCATCAATATTGTGTAATAACTGGGTCATCGTTTCTCTCCAAGTAAAGGCCTCATGTCGGTATCGTTGTTTTCAACAACAATAAACTGGCTAAGGCGGCTCAGTACCCACGGCAAATCAATGGCATCAAACTCGCCATTCCAAGCCACCACCGTGCCAACCAAATGTGACTTTCGATAGCGCACATCAAACAAATGGGTTTGCACTTCACGCGCATATTCAGTCACACGGGCTTTGTCTACTTCGTCAATCACCAACACCTGCACTTGTGCCAATCTGACTATGCGACCATAGTCCGTATCGCCTTGCTGAGTGTTCTGAAAAGCTTCACGTGCATAATTCATCACTTCTGTCATGGTTGCATAACGTGCCGAAACGCCTTTATTCACGCATTCGTTGATGATGGCTTTGAGCAGTGTCGTCTTTGCATTACCAAAGCCACCGTGTATGGTGAGAAAACCTGTTTGCGTACGCATGAACTCTTGTGCGGCTTGCAGCATCTTCACTGCACCAGGTCTTTGATTGGTCACGATGTCGGCAAATGTAATCTTGCGTTCAAGCGGATTCAATCCTGTGCTTTCTGCAACGGCATCTTTGTTACATGCCTCGCATGGGAAGAACTTACCAAACATGGGGTGATAAATCTCAACATCGTATCTGAAATATCTTGCACCATTGCATTCAGGGCACTGCTGTTTGAGCACGTTTTTTGGCTTTGACTTGTTCTGCGGCGGCGATGTCACCTGCGCTTGGTTCGGTATTGTTTGCTTTTGTGGGTCGCTTGGGTTTTGTGCCGTTTGAATTGCTTGAGCTATTGTTGCCATAAGATTTTCCTTTCTCCAATCTATTCAATGACGGTCTCTTACCTGCATCCTTGCAATTCTTCAAAATTGCCAAAACATAATTCCAACGTCGAGAATTATTAGCAACAGCAATTGGAATTGCTTCCTCAATCCAGTCGGCTGGATAATCCTTCAAAGCATCCCGAATTGAATCAGCCACCAAAGGCGTAAGTGCGCCAATCTCACGCTCATACAGTTTTGAAATTTTTGCAACGTCGGCGCCATTAACAACAAGATTTAATGACGGGTTGTTTGTTTGGGTGACACCAGTGTCACCCGATTCCGTGTCACCCGATTCCGTGTCACCCCCAACCAAAACCAAGCCAACCGAACCATCTTTATTATTTTGAAGAGTGAAGTCATACCGATTCGTGCCGCGCGGACCCTTCCCCATAATACGCAACATCCCAATCTCTTCAAGCACACGTAAATATCTTTGCACTGTGCGCGAAGATAAGCCAGTAATACCCGCCACAGTATCAACTGCTGGATAAGCATGTGTGCCATCTTCCCAAGCATGGTCGGCATACACAGTGGCAACAAACTTCGCCTCTGTGTTAAATTCTTCCGTAATAGGCGTGCGAAGCACCAAGCCAACAATCAAACCACTCATTGCTTCACCACCTTCGATGGGTCAATCAACAAAGTTGGGTCCAATTGCGCACGCTTCTTTTCCTGATACTTCACGCATTTGCCAGTGTGACCACTATATTTATTTCGGTTTACAAACTCTTCACCACACTCACAGCGATAAATTTTCGCTGACAGCGTCGCTGGTTTGGTCGCTGAGCGTCGCTGAATTGGTCGCTGAGCGTCGCTGACTGTCGCTCCCAGCGTCGCTGAGCGTCGCTGACTGTCGCTCCCAGCGTCGCTAGCGATAAAACCACCCACCGTAATTGCCACAGCAGGCGCAACTGAACCAACAAAAGCCATAAAGCTCACGAAAGTATCAGAAAAATCTAAAGCCTCACTCCAAATATTAAACATTGCAGGTGCAACCAAAACCACCGATAAACCCAGCAACACAAAATAGCCGATATGTGAATACAAACTGCGTGCGCCTGCCTTCAACATCTTCTTCAAATCTTTTTTATGTTGTGCTACCTGCTTTTTATCCATCTTTTTAGATAAAGTAGGCAATGACTCTTTTAAGGAAGAGAACGTAGCCGCCAAGTCTGGCAAATGAATCGCCGCTTGCGCAACTATCAAATTGATAACTGCACCCAAAATCAAGCCAGCAACATTCACATTCCCTATCGCCCAACCCGCAGGGTCATACACATGAAATGCCCGTCCCATCGCATAAGCATCGAACGAAGCAACCCCATACACTAGCACACGCCCAATATCTAAGCCTTTTCTCACTTCACTTTTATTCGCCATCATTTCTCCTTTGCCTTAAAACGGAAGGCAGTCTCTATCATGACAAAAAAGACCTTCGTTCAAAAATATAGGTTTATTGCAAGACCCTGAACATCTTTGCCAAGAAATAGATATTGCACACATCGGTAATGGGCAGAAATACAAAATCTTGTTTTCAGCATCCCAATAAAACCCAATCCAAAAATCAAACCATTTGAAGTTAATTTTTGCAATCATTCTTAATCATCTCCTTTTCACAACTACGCCGTAACAACCCAAATAAGTCAAGTCCTACTACTACTGCACCAAAACAGGCTCAAAACCGCCATTTTCAGCCGATTTCTCGGTAGTAGTAGAAGTAGTAGTAGAGAGATACTCCAAAATCTGACCAATCTTCCAAACCAAGTCACCAGCGTATGCACGCTTAAAAAGTTTCTTTGCAATTTCAGTCTTCGTCATTTTCGGATGCCATACAGGTCTCAACTCCTCTGCCTTCTCAATAATGTCATCATCAAACTTTGATTTATCTACAGTCGGCTGATTGCTAACCACTGACTGCTGACCGCTTTCCACTACTGGAAGAGACCCCGCTTCATCACTAGCGGATATTTGCTTATGCTCATTCGGCTTGATAACTCCCTCAATCCACTTCGGCGTTTCTTGTTCAGGCACGGTATATCTACCTAAGTACGAAATAATGTCGCTATCACTTGGTTCAAACCCGCCCCCAATCACCAGCTCGTCAGTGCGTGCCATGAAGCGACCCAATGTCAAATGTTGTGCGCCACTTGACCCAATGAAGGCACTGCTATGGCTAGCATCGCCCAAACGTAAAGCTACCAACGTGCAATTTCGGCGGAAGCGTAAATCAATGCTCTTGCCAGTACCATCTTGTAAAGCACTGTTAAACACCACACCTGTTTTTCGTCCTTCTTTTGTTATACGCGCTACCAAACTCCACATCTCTTTACATACCTTCGAGCCATCGTCATAGTCGCTTGCTATTTCCTCAGACATATTCTCCATTTCATCAACCAATAAGGTCAAGAACGGAAGCGGAGGTTTACCACCTTGCCAATGCTCCCAATCCATATCTGCACCGCCAATCATGGCTTTGCGGCGTTGAATCTCGTCATACACTTGCGCTAAGGCTTGCAAAACATCGCGTGGGTCTCTCAATTGCATACTGTAATAATTCGGATGCGCTTCAAACACGCCAAAACCTGCTTGCGAATAACCAATATTGAGCACTACTTCACCTTTTGCCAAACTTGCCGCAGTCAGAGGTCTCAATATAAATCTCGTTTTACCTGCACCCGATGTACCCGCCACCAAAATATGAGGGCTAGTTGCTTTCGAGAGAATCAAACCTTGCCTACCAAAACCTAATGGCTTCGCAGAACCATCCCACTTGTAAATAAAATCCCAAGCAGGTAGTGGTAAATTCAAATCCTCATCATCAATCGGAGTTGCTGTCGGCTCGCCCAATTCACCAGCAGATAAAGCCTTCGAGTTTTCAAGTAGTCTTTTTGGAAACTTCCTGCCTCGTGTTTGCATATCTATCAACTGCGCACGGTTCGTCACCACATCTTGACGTTCAGGCGTGATAGCAGGTAATTGAGCCACAAAACCTTTATTCAATCCAATCGTGCCATTAACAGATTTATCTAACGTGCTCCAAGTTCCATCAATTACATTTATCATTGGATGAGGTACGCCATTCTCTTGCAACGGAGTCGGCTTGGTTGACAAGCGTAAAGCCACCACAATTCCAAACATAACAACCACAAACAACAAAATGAAACCAATTACATAAGGCACTGCCGCACGAATCATATTCGTAGATTTCATCTGCTCCACACTTAAATTATTTTTTTCAACATCATTCGCCATCACCTGCGCCGTAGCAGATAATTCCAACACTGCCATCGTTGCTGTCAAATTCGGCGTCGCAGTCCAACTCTGTGCTGTTTGTGTCATTGCCGCAGTCTGCGTCATCATGCTCGCTTGTGATGTCGCATCTGCATAAACTTGTTGCATAGCAAATGCCGCCACCGTTTGCGTAATCGCCACAATCGGAGCCTCAGCCGTAGCCGTCAACTGACGCGCATAAAAATCCGCTTCATCTTGCAACGCCTCACTCGTCCGTTGAGCCGATTCCAACGCCACAAACGGGTCCACCGTCGGCTGAACGCTAACCACTGATGGCTGACCACCGCAAGCAACTAGCCAACTAGCCAACCACATAACTAACAAACTAATCTTCTTCATGGACGCTCCTTCCAAACAATCCACAACACATAAAAATTTTCTACCTGCACCAAACAGCCCCACACCTCAGCACCGTTGGCTTCCTTCTCACACACCGCCAGCCACGCTTCCACATCTGGCTCAACATTCTTTCTCGCAATCACACGCCGATTCAACCCATAGCGCGTAATGTCCTTCAACACCAGCCTGTCCTCCCCAACCCAAGCCACAGGCTTTATCTGCTCAATCGCTTGCATCTAACATCTAAATTCCAATAATTCGCCGCTTTCCAACCCCCACGCCTCAAGGTAATAAAGCATAGGAGAGATAAACCCTTCATAACGCAAGCCCCAACCTTTGGGAACATGCTTCGGCTGTCCGTTTGCCCATAAATCAAACTTATTTTTGTAAAAACGAACCATTTGCTCGTATAGCGTTTCATTGATAATTTCTTCAATCGGAATAAAAGAACGTCCGCCACAAGTATTGCATTTTTCACTGTATAGTGCTGATAAGCCACAACAATCAGGGCAAGTGACGGATGAAGGAAAATCGGAACACACAATCTTTTGCCATTTCTTAAATTCATGTATCAACATCAAAAACTCCTTCGTTATCTGACTGCTGAAACTTCCAAATCTTCAAACGCTTCATGTTGCGGAATCAGCGAACCAAATAAACTCGGTTGCAGTTGATTAAACTTCTGCAAAGCAGACTTCTTCAAAATTCGCGCCGTGTTTGCCTTGGCTGAAATCGGCGAAACAAAATAAGCATAGAACTTCCAAAACTCATCAATGTTCGCCGCCATCCATCTGCCCTGACCATTACCCACATCACAAATCAATTCACCTTTGTTACGAAGTCGGCTCACGCTTTCACGCACATTGCGGTCTAAACTGTTTTTATCGTTGCGTTCAATCGCAGGGATAGACACACCATACACACGCTCAGCCAACGCCCAACGGTCAATTTTGTTATTCTCGCCAACGTGACTACTCAAAAAATACAGCACCATTTTGTCAAGTTCTTCATCACTCATCTTGTGCATGGGTTACTCCTTAATTCATCCTGCTCTTCCAATAAAAATCTACAAAAGACAACATCTCATGTTTATACGGGCTGGTCGCAAAATACCCACTCGGCAGTGTCACCAGATACTTTCCGCCAAAACAATACATCGGCACAGTCTGGTAAAAACCAGCAAACGCCATCTCGAATGAAAACATTGAATATTCAGGTATCTTTGCCATCACTACTTCTTTTTACTAAAAATCACATCCGAAAAAATAATTACAAAACAACCAACCACCGCAATCACTATCAAAAGCCAAGCACCTGTGTTCATGTTTTCTCCTTTACCAATTACTGCCCATCCTCTTCGGGGACTGTGGTTACTCAAGCCACAGTCCCACTTGGAGAAGAGAATGAATATCAGAGCCGTTGGTCGAGTAGGGGCGAGGTCATCTCGCCCTGTATCAAGACCTCACGAAACCCTGCTACCACCAAGTTTCCAATCAATAAATGCTGTCGCTTCTTCCAAAGTCTTTTTTGTATACTTCTTGAAGCCAATAAAAAATTCACAACCATACTTCGTTTCAAAAATAAAAATGCCGCGCCAAATCACACTGCCCCTTGCTACAACCTGTTTTTGGTTTACTGCTACTGCCATATCAATACTCCTTCCAATTTATCTCTTTCTCCAAATGACGCACTTCATTCGAGAAGGGTCGGGGTGAGGGTCAAATACTACTTTCACCAGCACGCTTATTCTCTCTGGCTAACTTCGCGTGCGCCTCTATGTTTTCCAAAATAGTAGTCTTCACCATAAGTTCATTTTTCAAAAGCACCACACCAGCCAACACATTCTCTATTTCTTCCGCAGTCGCAAAAGGCAAATTACTTTTATTCGCCAGCCGTAATTTTTCATTTACCTTTTCAAGGTCAGAAACTCGTCGCGCCAAATCTCTGCGGTCGGCATACAGTGCCATCGCGCCTGCACCAATCAAAATGCCAAACAAAAATATTAAGAAAACAACAGATACAGACATATCGCAACCAATCCAATCGTTGAAATAAAAATAATCAAAAGAGTGAGTAACGGCGAAATCTTCTTCATAATGCACTCCAAGTTCTGACAAATCAGAAAAACCATGCGAAAATAAAACTATGAAACCAAATCAAACTCTGGCTCTTCTTCATACTGCGCCACAATCTCTGCCACATCTTCTTCAACCAACACCACACCCTGCTCTTCTAACCACTCCATCAAATGCACCATCGTTTGCTCAAACAAATCAGGGTTGAACTTTCCAACATGCGTAACCTTAACATCACTCATGGCTACCCCCAAAGTTCACAGTGAAAGGATTCCCTCCCCATGAAGAAAACAAACCGTCACCAACCACCAACTGCACTGGTCGAGCGTCCTCCACCAACTTCAACTCAGCAGAAACGCCTTCTACTAGTTTTTGTTCTGCCGCAATCGTCAAAGGCTCTGCTACTACCTTCCATCTTTGCACCCACTGCACAAACACATCTTCACGCGCAAATGCCAACGGGTTATAAAGAAAATCAAAACCTTCCCCGTAAAACTTTTGCACCTCAGCCTGCAAATCACCAAGTGAAACCCCAACCACCAGTTTCCACTCGTAATAATTCGGCATCGGCTTCACCCACTGACATAGCAAATCACCATGCACAAACGGCGCATTATCAATCGCATACCCACTTTGCAACGCCTTCTGCACCATGCTTTCAAAACCTTCAGTCGTGCCAGATGTAATCAAAAACGGTTTCAT